TTAGCCTGATACGTCATGGTCTCCGTCCTTGCTCTGTCCAGTGGCTACGGTTCGACGGAGTTGGTTTGCGATGGCTTCTCCCTTTTCGGTCAAGCGGATGACTTTGCGGCGTTGGTCGTCTTCGTCGGTTTCGAGCTTGATCCAGCCCAGCCCATCGGGGTCGCGCTTGGTCGGCTCCATGAGCAGTTGATAGGACCGGCCAATGGACTGGCCGAAGATCGGCTCGCCCGTGTTGTCGGCGCCCGCGATCTCTTTGAGGTCGCTGATGATGATCGACTTACCGAGGCTGTTGGCTTCGACGATCAGCGCGAAGGCGTAGATTTGGCGCAGCGATGTGCGCGGCGGGATTTCGTAGGCGATGATCTGCAACGCCTTCGCCAGAGCCATGAACTGGCCCGCCCCTTCCTTGAGGCGGCTCGGCGCCTTGAGGTCGATGCCCTCGACGACAGAGCCTTGAAGTTCTTCGGAGGATTTGCGGCGACGGGGCATCTTTGGCGGTCCTTTTACGGGTCTGCCAAACGATTGCTCTGAGTCACCCATTTCCTCAATTGAAAACAGGGTTTGGATAGCGGCCTCCTGTGGCTGGTGAGAACCCCTATGTGCCACAGCAAGGAAGATGTGGTCAACGCAATTATGGGCGTTGTTGCGCGTCGTCGGTTCTGCCCGGCGTTAAGCCTCCGCGCTCCCATGATAAGTAGAAGGTGCGAGAAGCCTTCAAAGACAAACTGGCGCGACAGATCGCGCTTGAGGACGAGAGCCGTGCGCTCGGCGCCAGCCGATATCGTGCGCGCCGCCCGCTACCGTGGCGACATGAACCCTCCAGCACGGACGAGGAAGGCGACCTGCCTCCCGGCCGTCAGCTACTGCGTCTGGCCATCCAGCCCACCGCCGAAGCGATCCGGTCGTTCTGCGACATCGTGAACCACGGCGGCGGTGCCCGCACCCCGGAAGCTGCTCTGATCCTCTCCAGTGTCGGCGCCGAAGAGGCCGCCTATCTGACCGGCCGCGTGATCCTGTCCGCCGCAGCCGAAGGCAAGAAGCTGACCGCGACCGCCATCGCCGTCGCCGACGCCATCATCGAGCACGGCCAGATGGAGACCCTTCGCCGCGCCCGCGCCGATGTCTTCAAAGGCGTCCTCCGCGTTCAGGCGCACGGCGTCCGCTCGGCCAAGATGAAGCGCAAAATCCAGAACGTCATGACCGAACACGGCGTGGATCAGTCGTTCCCGCTGGCCATGCGTATCCGCACCGGCGTCAAGGCCATCGAACTGTTCTGCGATGCGACCGGCCTGTTCGCCATCGAGAGCCAAGGCCAGCGCACCAAGTATGTCCGCCCGACCGAGGCCGTTCACAAATGGCTGGAGCAGCAACACGCCCGCTGCGAACTGCTGGAGCCGATCAACCTTCCTATGATCGTGCGTCCGCGCCGTTGGTCGTCGCCATTCAAGGGCGGCTACGTCACCAAGCAGCCCGGCAACCGTCTCGTGAAACAGGCGAACGCCGCCTATCACGATCAGCTTCGCGACCACATGATGCCCGGCGTCTATGACGCCGTGAACGCGGTGCAGGAGACGGCGTGGAAGATCAACCCACCCATCCTCGCGATCATGCGCGAAATCTGGGACGGCGGCGGCGTCCTCGGCGATCTCCCGGCGCGTAATCCGCAGCCGATCCCGCCACGTCCGGCGGACTATGCGGAGAACGAAGAGGCCGCCAACCGCTGGAAGCGCGAGGCGTCGGACATCCACGACCTCAACGCCAAGAACGTCAGCCAGCGGCTGGCCCTATCGCAACGCCTCTGGGTCGCGACGAAGTTCGCCGACGAGGAAGAAATCTTCTTCCCACACTCGGTGGATTTCCGAGGCCGCGTCTATCCGCTGTCCACCGGCGGGCCGAACCCGCAGGGTGATGATGTCGCCAAGTCTCTCCTGACTTTCGCCAAGGGCGAGCCGATCACTCATGACGGCGCCCGCTGGCTGGCGATCCACCTCGCCGGTCTGTTCGGCATCGACAAGGTTCCGTTCGAAGAACGGGTCCAATGGGTTCACGCCAACCAAGCCGCCATCCTCGACAGCGCAGCGGAACCCCTCGACGGGCAACGGTTCTGGGCCACGGCCGATAGCCCCTTCATGGCTCTGGCCGCCTGTATGGAATGGGCGGGCTACATCAACGAGGGCGCCGATTTCATCAGCCATCTGCCTGTCAGCCTCGACGGGTCGAACTCCGGCCTCCAGCATTTCAGCGCAATGCTCCGCGATCCCATCGGAGCCAAGGCAGTCAACCTCGAACCGGGCGACCGTCCGCAGGACATCTACAGCGATGTCGCCCGCGACGTTCAGGCCAAGGTCAACGACAGCTACGACCCCGACGCCACGGCGTGGAAGGGCAACAAGGTCACGCGCAAGATCACCAAGCGTCCGGTGATGACCTTCACCTACTCGGCCACGAAATACGGCTACTGCGACCAAATCCTCCAGACCCTTCGCGAGATCGACGGCGAGGGTCAGCCCTACCTCGACGCCGACAACTATCTGGCCGCGCGCTACATGGCGGCCGAAATCTGGGACGGCGTTCAGGGCACGGTCGTCGCCGCCGCAGAGGCCATGGCGTGGCTGCGAACTGTGGCGTCGATCATGACCAAAGCTGGCGTCCCGATCCGCTGGACGGCGCCGACAGGCTTCCCGGTTCTCCAGACATACGCCAGCCGCAAGACCGGCCGGGTGGTGGTGACATATAAGGGCCAGCGCATCCGGCTCGAAACCAAGATCGAGCAACGCAAGCTGGACTCCAAACGTCAGGCCAACGGCATCAGCCCAAACCTGATCCACAGCATGGACGCCTCGCACCTCATGGGTGTGGCCAACCGCTGCTACGACCACGACATCCGTTCGTTGGCCGTGGTCCACGACAGTTTCGGGGTCCACGCGGCGCGAGCTTCAGAGCTTCAAAGCATCCTCCGCAACACCTTCGCCGATCTCTACGAGACGAACTGGCTTGAGGTCTTCCGCGAAGAGTTCGTTTCGCAGCTACCGCCCGAGTGGGCCGACCAAATCCCGCCGGTTCCAGACCTCGGCGACTTCGACATCCAGAGCGTTCGACGCTCTGATTACCTGTTCGCGTGAGCCGTCAGCCCGCTATTGAACAACCGAACCAATCCCATGAACCCTCTTCCCTCAATCGGTGATCGCGTCCGCACGGACTCGACGGTCGCCATCCTGCGCGAGCCAGCATTCGAACTGCTTTCGCGCATACAAGACGCCAATCCTTCGGATCAGGTCCGGGCCTTGTTTCTGGTTGCAGCCGTGATCTCCGACGCCATTGGCATCGACGGTCATGACGCCCTGAACAGCGCGAAGCGAATGCTCTCGACGGCGGAAGGCCCGCACACCGTCCACGTCCAAGCGATCCGCGACTATGCTGACGGCGAGTTGCGCCGGATTGATTGAAGCCTGATCCGTCAGTCTTCGTCGCGCTGGCCCGGCCGATGCAGTCGGACGCCGCGCACTTCCTCATGCCGACAGACTTGGCCGACGAGGCGTCAGCTTGGCTCCTGTCGCAGGGCATCCAGCACGATTGGAACGACCTCTACATCATGGGGCGCGAGCCTACCGGCGGAACCCTGATCTCGATTGCCGATCCCAAAGGCGCACTGGCGTTCAGGATGTGGGGGACTGATGATGTCGTCGGGCCTGTCTCTTTCGGTTCGACACCACACGCTGACACCGTTCGCTGCACGTCAGTCTCGGCTTGCCGACCCGCAAGTAGGTGAAGTCAGCAGCGCATCCGGCGCACTTGGTCGTGACCTCAAGGCCCGTGCCTCTGGCCTCGGGCATGCCGACCGAGCGTCGCTTCGCGGCCATCACCTTGCAGCGATCATTGCAGAACCTTCTGGCTTGGCTCGATAGCGGAAGCTCGTTCCCGCAGTAGGCACAGCCGCCTTCGTCTTCTTTGAGAAGTCGTGGAGCGGGCGCCTCCTCTTCAATCGAGTGGGGCGCCAGCAGTCCTTCGATCTTCTCGGCCCACCGGCCCTCTGATTTCAGCATCCCGTATTTAACGCGGATGCCCCTTCCCATTCCATTTTCTCGAAAGGGCTGACGCCATGAATTTCGTCCGCGACTACATCCTCCCGCGCCTCAAAGAGCGCAGCACCTACGTCGGCCTCGTCGCCCTCGCGACCGCCTTCGGCATCGTCATTGATCCGGCTCTTGTCGATGTCGCACTGGCAGTCGGCGCCGCTGTTGGCGGCGTGGTTTCCATCGTCTGGAAAGACAAGCCCGCCGCGTGAGCGACCGTCATCAGCCCACCGCCCACGGTGCGGACAACACCTTCCCGACCAATATCCCCGACCTGATACTTTGGCTCGACAAGCACTGCCCGGAGCCGATGCCGCGCCCCGGCCAGACGATTGAGGAAGTGATGTTCGCCGCTGGCCGCCGCGACTTCGCGCGCCAGATCAAACGCCAGTTCGAGCGATCCCTTGAGCGGCCGAACGCCCTTTAAGGAGATCGCCCCATGTGCCTCTTCAAGAAACCGAAGGTGGTTTCAGCCCCCGTCGCGGCCGACGCACCCATCCTTCGCAACCCCTACCTCGACGGTCTTGATGCCGTGGTTCGTGCCCGTCAGGGCGGCGTCCGCTCGCTGACTATCCGTAAGGCCACGGGCACCGCGACGACTGGAAACCCAACCGTCAGCCCCGTTCCTTCGACGCCGCCTGTCACCGGCGGATCAGGCGTCGGTTCCGGCTCCAGCCTGACCGACCTGACGACCATGCGTCCGACGCTGGCGATCACGAACAGAACCCTCTCTTCGAAAGTCTAACCCCACCGCATGAAGACCGCAGCAGCGCGTTTCAGCGCGCTGTCTGTTGCTCGCAACTCCGTTCTGGAGAAGGCGCGTCAAGCATCGCGCCTGACCATTCCCGGCCTGATCCCAGAGCCGGGCCAGAACGAACACTACACCCCGAGCCAACCCTATCAGTCGGCGGGCGCCCACGGCCTCCGCAGCCTGTCGGCCCGGTTGCTTTCGACCCTGTTCCCGACATCGGTTCAGTTCTTCCGACTGGAACTCGACGCCTTCGCGGCGGCGCAGCTTCAGGCCGACAAGAACAACGTAGACACCCGCCTCTCGCAGGTCGCCGAAACGACCGCCGCGATGATGGACGACCTCAAGGTTCGTCCCGCGCTGGGCGAAATCATCAAGCAACTGATCGCAGCGGGCAACGTCGTCGGCTACCTGCCGCAGGACCGCGCGCCTCGCGTCTATCGCATCGACCAGTTCGTGTTGAAGCGAGACAACTACGGTCAGTTCACCGACATCATCATCCAAGAGAAGGTCTGGCCTTCCACGCTTCCCGAGGCCGTTCGCACCGCCCTCGGCGTGAAGCTGGACCCGAACAAGGATGAGCAGCAGGTCGATGTCTACACCGTCGTCGAACAGCGCGACGGCCTCGTCACCCACTGGCAAGAGATCGAAGGCAAGGAAGTCCCCGGCACGAAGTCGGACGCCATCCCGACCGATCAGGCCGGTTGGCTTGCGCCCCGCTGGAGCGTCGTTCCCGGTAGCGATTACGGCCGCAGCCACATCACCGAATATCTCGGCGACCTCCTGTCGATGGAGGACAACTACAAGGCCATCACGCAGTTCGCGGCCATCGCCTCGCGCGTGGTCACGGTCGTCAATCCGAGTTCATCGCTCGATGTCGCAGAACTCGCGGCGGCTGAATCCGGCGACTACCTCTATGGCGAGCCTGATGCGATCCAGACGCTCGGTCTGAACAAGTCGCAGGACTTTGCCGTCATCAAAGACGTGACGATGACCATTGAGGCGCGGGTGAAGGAAGCCTTCCTCGTCACTCAATTCCGCAATGCAGAGCGCGTCACCGCCGAGGAAATCCGCAGCCAGTCCGAAGAACTGGAGAACGGCTTGGGCGGCTCCTTCTCGGTGCTGGCTTCCGAACTCCAGCAGCCGATTGCGTCGCGCTATCTCTACGTCGCCGCACAGCGAAACCTCATCCCCCCGATCCCTGACGGCATCCGTCCCAAGATCGTGACGGGTCTGGCTGCGCTTGGTCGAGCCGCTGAGGTCAACCGCCTCCGCACGTTCGCCGCCGACGCCATCCAAATCCTGACGCCGCAAGTCTTCGCCAGCCTCGTGAACGCCCCGTCGTTCTTGAGCCGCCTTGGCAATGAACACGGTGTCTCAAGCCTCGAAACCCTCCTGAAGACGGAGGAACAAATGGCCCAAGAGCAGCAGCAAGCCATGGCGCAACAGGCCATGCAAGCCGCGACCCCGGCCATCGCGGAAGCCGCCATCGGCGCGGCTACCCAAGACCCTAACCAAGGAACTTAATGAGCCTCGAAAGCCCGGTCACAGAGACCACCACGCCCGCTGACTATTCGCAGATTCCGGCGTCGGCCTTCCCAGAGGGTGCAGACCCCTCGACCTACAAAGACTCCCTGTCGGCACCGGAAACCCCGGCCAAGCCGGAACGCCCCGCCCACATCCCCGAGAAGTTCTGGGATGCAGAAGCGGGCACGATCCGCGTCGATGATCTCGCCAAGTCTTACGCGGAACTGGAGAAGATGAAGTCGGCTGCGAAGCCCGAGGACAAGCCCGCTGACCAAGCGGCCAAGCCTAACGACCTGACCATCAAACCGGCGACGGAAGAGACCCCGGCACAAGTCGAGGCCAACCCTGTCACGACCGCGTTCGAGTCATTCGCCAAACACTACGAAGAGACGCAGGGACAACCCGCCGAAGATCAGATCGCAGAGATCGTGAAGCTCGGCGTCCCGCAGTCCGTCGTAGAAAACTACCTCGCCGGTTTGTCGGCCATGTCCCAACTCGCATTCCAACAGGCACATGCGACGGCGGGCGGCGAGGATGTCTTCGACGCTGCAACGGATTGGGCTTCAAAGTCCCTGACCGCAGCGGAGATCGACAGCTACAACACCCTCGTCTCCAACCCCACGACCGCCACTCAAGGCATCGAATGGTTGGTGGCGAAATACAAGGCGGCTCGTCCGTCCGAAGGCTCGTTCGTCGAGTCGATGCCGGGCACCGCAGTCGGTGACGTGTTCCGATCCAAATCGGAAATGGTCGCCGCGATGAAGACCGACCGATACCAGACCGACCGTGCCTTTGTGGCAGAGGTCGCGGCGAAGGTCGCTCGCTCACAAGCAGCAGGAACGCTGCTCTAAAGCACCCATAAGACCCTGATCGCTTGCCTCCACAGAGGCTCGCCAGCGGGGCCGCACAGTTCCCAGCGCAAACACGGAACTGACCGTCTGCGGGCGGGCGGCCGGTGAAAGCCCGGCCTAACCCTTTCTCCCAAATCAAAGCGGAAACATCCGGCTGCGAAGAGGCCGGATCACTCCGACAACCTTTGCGCCAGCGGACTCCGATTGATCGACGGGAGCCAAAAACTCTCTCTCAATCAAGGAGCCTAATGGCTAACTCCACCCCCTCGAATCCCGGCTACAAGGCCGGTGATCCCGCTGGCACCAACAACCTGCTGCTCGATATCTTCGGCGGCGAGGTCCAAGCATCCTACGAGCGCATGACCGTCATGCGCGACAAGCACCGCATCTTCTCGCTGTCCAACGGCAAGTCGCTGCGCTTCCCCCGCGTCGGCCGCGCGACCGCGACCTACCACACGCCGGGCACCGAGATCGTCGGCAAGCAAATCGACCACGATGAGATCGTGCTGTCGTCCGACGACAAGCTGATCTCGGACGTGTTCGTCTCCGACATTCAAGAAATCCTGAACCACTTCGACATCCGCTCGGAATACGTTCGCCAACTGGCTGAAGCTCTGGCCGTTCAGTTCGACCAGAACGCCATGCGCGCGGTCGTGAAGGCTGCTCGTGTGACCGACCTGCTCGGCGGCGGCGCCTCGACCCCGGTCGTGGATGCGGCTCTGCTCACGGACGCCACCAAGCTTTTCGAAGCCTTCTCCAAGGCCAAGGAAAACCTCGACGGCAAGAACGTCCGCGTCGATATGGTCGATGTGTTCGGTCTCGTGAAGAACGCCCAATGGTATCTGATGGCGCGCTCGGACAAGAACCTGAACCGCGACTACAACGGCGGTGACGCTTCGCTCCGCAAGCACACCCTCGAAACCATCGACGGCATTAAGATCATCAAGTCGAACATCGCACCGTTCGGTGCTGACGACTCGGCCAACCTGACGATCCCGGCTCGCTACCGTCTGAAGATGGGCACGACTGTCGGCGCCGTCTGGACCAAGGACGCCATCGGCACCGCCGAAGTCCAAGGCGTCTCGGTGCAGACCGAAGACCAGATCAGCAAGCAAGGCACGCTGATCCTCGCGCGTCAGATGACCGGCACGGACACGTTCCGCGCCTCGGATGCGGTCGAACTCCGCACCGGCGCCATCCCGGCCTAACGACCGGCAAACCGCCAAACCAGAAGGGCGCGCTCTCTCACGAGGGCGCGTCCTTTTTTTCACCTCGTTCCGAAGGAGACCGCGCCCATGCTGGCTGCGCCCATGACGGAACTTGAGGCCGTCAACGACATGCTGATCGGCATCGGCCAGCTTCCCGTCAACGCCATCATTCCCGAGATCGTCGATCAATCCATCGCGCTCGGAGAACTGAACAAGGTCGTTCGCGAAGTCTGCCTCTACGGCTTCAAGTTCAACACCGATGAGGATTTCGTCCTCTCCCCCGACATCGACGGTTTCATCGCCGTCCCCTCTGGCGCCCTCGACATCGACCCGATGGACAAGGCCCAAGACCTGATCGTCCGCAAGCATCCGACGAAGGGCTTCGGCCTCTGGGATGCTGCGAACCTGACGTGGGTGATGGCCCTGCCGGTCAAGGTCCGCATCAAATGGTCCTTCACCTTCGACGCCTTGCCGGAAGCCGCTCGCGGATACGCCGTGATCGCAGCCGGTCGGAAGTTCACCGCGCGCGTCATCGGCGACCCTGCCGCTGATCGCTTCGGCGAAGAGGATCAACGCCGCGCATGGCTGACGCTGCAACGCCAGCAGTCCGCCTCGGCCGACATCAACATCTTCCGCGCCAACAAGGCTCTCGCGGCATCCCTCAACCGGCGTGGCCGGGCTTGGAGGTCCGATAAGTGAGCCTCGTGACCCGCTCGCTGCCGTCCCTTCACGGGGGCGTTTCGCAGCAATCGCCGCTGGTCCGCTCGCCCGATCAACTCGAAAGCCTGACCAACGGCTGGCCGTCCATCGCGACCGGCCTGACCAAACGCGCCCCCTCCGAGATCATCGCCCGGCTGACGCCGACCGCGCCGGAAAACGCACACGTCCACACCATCAACCGCGACACCATTGAACAGTATGTCGTCATCGTCGCAGACGGTCAGATAAAGGTGTTCGACACCCTGACCGGCGAAGAGAAGACCGTCACCGCTCCCGGCGGATGGGGCTATCTCTCGACCGTCGAGGACTACAGCACCGACATCTCGGCGTTCAGCGTCGCGGACTACACCTTCATCACGAACCGCCGCGTGAAGTGCGCCATGGGCGCCCTCGGCGCCGATACCCAGCCCGATCCCGCCGAACAAATCTGGCTGAACCGCCGGATCGGCACCGACGCTAATGGCGATCCCTACGCACCGGGAAGCACCTACAGCTATCCGCTGAACCCAGCTTACGGCGTCATCACCGGCACGGTGCAGCGGTTCGACAAACTGCCGCCGGTCAATCAAGGCGACACGCCCCCGGCCGAAGGCGCGATCTACCGTGTCCAAGGCGACGAGACTGGCGGGTTCATGTCCTACTATGTCGTCCGTCGCGGCGGCGTCTGGGAGGAATGCGTCAAGCCCGGACTGGTCAACGCCATCGACTACAAGACCATGCCTCACGCATTGGTCCGCGATAGCGACGGCACGTTCGTCTTCGCTCCGTTCTCGTGGGCGCATCGCCGCGTCGGCGATACCGAGATCAACCCGAACCCCGGCTTCATCGGTCGCCCGATCCGCAAGGTGTTCTTCTATCAAAACCGCTTGGCGTTCCTCTACGACGAGAACTGCATCCTCTCGTGCGTCGGTGACTTCGGGAACTTCTGGCGGATGTCCCAGACCGACTATCTGGAAAGCGATGTGCTGGACGCCGGGGCGACCTCTACCAAGGTCTCGCCGCTGCTTGATGCGACCACCCACAATGACGGCATCCTGCTCACGTCCGACCAGACACAGTTCAGCATGTCGCATGGCGAACTCGGGCTGAACGCATCGTCGCTCGCGATCCGGCCGACGACGAACTACACCCTCAACACGTCCGCTGGCCTCGCCGCACTCGGCTCCGAAATCTACTTCGCAGTCGAGAACAGCGGGTATGCGAAGGTCATGGAATACACCCGGCTCGCCGGGGCTGACACGACCACGGCCTCGGACGTGACGGCGCATTGCGACCGCTACATCCCGGCTGGCGTCCACGACCTGATCCCGGCCGATGACCTGTCGGCTCTATTCGTCCTGACGCACGGCGCCCCGAACACGGTCTACTGCTACAACTTCTATTGGGCTTCGTCCGACGAGAAGCTTCAGTCGGCTTGGCACGAGTGGGACTTCGGACCCGGCGCCCGGATCGTCTCCGGCGCCTATCTCAAGGGCAACGTCTTCCTGACCGTCGAGCGCAACGACGGCCTATGGCTGGAAAAGGTCAACCTGACCGCTGGCTCGCGCCCGGCCCAGACCTCCCGACAAATCCATCTGGATCGTCGGGCGACCGTCACCGGCGAGTATCAGCAGACCACGAACACGACGCAGTTCATCCTTCCGTATCGCCCGGTCAAAGACCGGTTCGAGATCGTCCGGGGTGACGCCTTCACGACCCGGCCGCAAACGCTGATCGACCCTTCGACCTACGTCTGGATCACAGACAACATCGTCGAGGTTCCGGCCAGCGAGATCGCCGGTCCTGTCGTGATCGGCGAAGGCTACGAGTTCGCGTTCGAGTTCTCGACGCAATACATGCGGACCCAGCGCGGCGAGGCCATCACGACCGGCCGCACCACGTTGCGGACGTTCAACGTCAACTTCGTGGACACCGCCTATTTCAAGACCTCGGTTGCGCCCTACGGCTTCAATCCGAACGTCGAAGAAATCCTGCCCGCCAAACTCTCGCAGTTCAGCGGCAAGACCTTGGGCGCCGCGAGCTTCCGTCTGAACGCCCCGGCCTACGCGACAGGGACTCACCGTTTTCAGGTCTACGGCCAGAACACGACGACCCGCATCCGCATCGCCAACGACACCCACGTCGCCTCGACGTTCGTCGCGGCCGAGTGGGAAGCTAACTACTACAACCGTTCCAGAACCTGACCGCCTCCGGGCGGTCAGGGCCTTTCCCCATGATCGAATTCCATGACCTCGCCGACGTATCGGGCGAACAGATTCACGACTGGCTCGACGCCATCGCGAACGACATGCGCCCCGCCGACTTCGACGAGATCAGAGCGACCAACCCTCTCCTGACCATCGGTGATCCAGACCCGCTTCTGGTTCTCACGATGTCGGTCATGAACAGCTTGGACGCTTGGGTCATCACCGACGATAGCAAGGCCATCGCCGTCTATGGCGTGGGGCCTTCCGACGACCCGGCTTCCGGCATCGTCTGGATGCTCGGGACGCCGGGCATGGAAAGACCGAGGGCCAAGATCGCCATCGGTCGCGAGACCTACGCCGTCATCAGACGGTGGCACGAGCGTTGGCCGCGTCTCTTCAATCACGTCGATGCTCGCAACAGCATGAGCATTCTCTGGCTCTTCCGCGCTGGGTTCCAGATCGAGGACGTCGATCTCACCCATGGCCGCGAGAGCCGCCCATTCTACCTCATCAGCAGCATTCAGGAGGGACCAATCCATCTGTGATCCCGTGACCATCATGACGACCCTCGCTGTCGTCGGGGCTGCGACCGAAACCATCGGTCAAATGCAGTCCGCCAAGGCCCAACAGAAGGCCATCGACAACCAGCTTGCCACCGCCCAGCAGGAAATCCGCGTCGCCCAGACCGCCGAACTCAACGAGCGTCAGCGCGTCGCCCGAAAGGAGCAGGCCCGCATCAAGGTCGCCGCCGGTGAAGCCGGTCTAAATATCGGGGGAAGCATCGAAGCTCTTCTCAAGGACAGCTTGATGCAGACCCAACTTTCCGCCGAACGCACAAACCTCAACGCAGAGTCCCAGCAGCGCGCCGCCGCCGCCGAAGCCAACTCCATGTCCAGCCGCATCCAGTCGCCGACCATTCTCGGCGCGGGTCTCCGCATCGCTACAGCGGGCGCCCAAGGATACTACGGCGGCAAGAGCCTCCAGCTTCAGCAGAGCGCAGCAGCCAAGGGTCCGAACTGATCCATGGCCGACCTTTCCAGACAATCCCAGCGTCGCACGACGCAAGACCGCATCACCAACAACCGTGATGCGATCCTCCCGACCCGCCGCGAAGATCGCGTTGACCCGGTTCGCATCAACGCCTCGATGCGCGACGCCCAGCGCGGCAACAATCTCGACGAACTTCGCCGGTTCTTCGGCCAGACGCAGGACGCAGCCGAAGCCTACTTCCGCAACGACATCGCCCAGACCGCCAAGCGGGCCGAAGGCGAGTTCGCACAGGGCACGACCGACGCCCTTGCCGGTGTCGAAATGGACCCGGCCAAGGCCCAAGCTACCGCCTATCAGCGCGCCTACTACAGCGTCACGGCGTCCAACCGTCAGACGAAGTTCGAGACGGAAACCGCCCAAGGTCTGGACGACCTGATCCAGAACGGCGCGACGGTCGAGGACATCGAGACCTACATGAACGAGCGATCCTCGGCCTTCATCGGCGAGGTCAGCGACCTGTTCGAAAGCCCGGAGGTCCGCCTTCAGGTCGGACAGCGGATGCAGCGTTGGTCGAACGACCTGAACGCTCGCGCATCCGGCGTCCTGCAAGAGCGCACCGACCGCGAAATGCTCGAAATGACGACCGGCGAGGTTCAAGCCGCGCTGGGCCGTGGCGAGGGCATCGACCTTCTCGGAACCGTGCGCCGCCTGAAAGAGGCTGGCCTTGATGGCGTCGCCGTCCAAGAGGAAGTCGTCAACGCCGTCGTCGCCTACGCCACCCAGACCGGCGATCTATCCGGCCTTTACTCGCTGATCGACACCCGTCGCCCGGAAGATGTGGCGGCCGAAATCGAAGAGGCTCGCGCCAACGCGAACAGTGCGGTGATCGAAGGCCAGCCGCTTCCGTCCGTCGTCGCTGAACCCGAACCGGCTCCGGCTGCTCCGGCTCCCGCCTCGACCTACATCATGCCGCTGGAAGGCCGCGTGACCTCGGGCTTCGGTTCCCGCCGCGCTCCGCTTCGTGGTGCATCCACCGATCACGGCGGCATCGACATCGCAGTTCCGATTGGAACGCCCGTCGTGGCACCGGCGGATGGCGTCGTGGAGTTCGCTGGCCCGCGTGGACGGGGCGGCAACACCGTCCTGATCCGTCACGCAGACGGTCGCGTGACCGGCTACGCCCACCTCGACACGATCACCGTCAAGGCAGGAGATCGCGTGTCGCAAGGCACGGCGTTCGCCGCTTCCGGCAACACCGGCAACTCGACCGGCCCGCACCTTCACTTCTCGGCTCGCGACGCTCAAGGGCGCCGCATCGACCCGCGCTCCATCGTCGGCCAACCGGCGCAGACCGCAGCCGCAGACCCGGCGGCTCCAGCCGTCGAAGTCGCGGATGCAGAAACCCCGGCCCAACGGCGCGCTCGCGCACCGGGCGCCTCGGTTCTGACCTCGGCCCAGCAAATCCGCGTCCTGAACGCGATTGAGGGCGTCGAGGCCGACACCGAACGCCGCACCGAAAAGGCGCGTGTGGAAGCCAAGGACGACCTGACCATCGACCTCTACAACCGCTCGCTTCGCGGCGAGAACGTGGACGAGGCGATCCAGACCGCAGCAGCCAACGGGGTTCTCGAACCCGGCGAGGCCATGACCATGCGCGGCGCCTTCCGCAGCCTCCGCAACGATGTCGCGGACGGCGAGGCTAACGAGGACTTGGCTCTCAACTACGCCAGCCGCTTCGCCACGGCCGAACCCAACTACGCCAGCATCGGCGCCCAAGCAGATCGCGACTACAATGCGGGACGTTTCGGGACCGGACGCAATGCGACCCGCGCCTATCTGGCGGTGAAGGAACGTGTGGCCGCTGGCTCTCGTCAGACCGCCAGCGTCCCGCCCGAGGAACGTCGCACCGCGACTGTCGCCCGATCCTATGTCGGCTCGGCTCTCGGCCAACTCGTCGGCGAAGGCGCCCCGCCGTCACGTCGCCGCATCGGCGCCGAAGCCCTGATCGAATGGGAACGCCGCGTCGCAGGAGGCGCCGCCCCCATGAAAGCGGCCGACGACATCATTGCTGAATATACCCCCCGACTGACTCAACGTGCAGCCGCCCCGCCGGGCGGTGGCAACACCCGCGCCCCCGGCTCAACCCAGACCGCCAGTGCTGGCGGTGTCACGCGCGTCGATAGGAACGGAAACATCATCCAAGGAGACTAA